TGAGTTTTGCTATGATGCTTTGTATGCAGCTTGTATGTCAGAGGCTTTAGGTTTTATGAAGAATTACACAGCTAAACAAATTTATGAACAGCAGTACCAAAACTCAATAGGGTTACTGCGTAATCAATCAAGAAGAACACGCCGTGATGATATGCAAACTCCTGCTTCGACAGGTGGCGGCGATAACACAATCGAAGGAGGATTGTAATGGCAGGGAAAACAGAAATAATAAAAGCAATAGCAAATATAGGTAAAGCAGCTGCTAATAAACAATTCGGTAAAAAAGCTGTAGACTCTGCTGTTAAGTCTGAAAAAGCTAAAGAGCGTTTTGCTAAAGCTCAAATACGTGCAAAGAAAAAAGGTGAGTCAGAGAAAAAAGCAAAAGATAAAAAGGTAAAAGAAAAAGGCGCAGGAGCTATGGGAGTTCGCCGCCGCCAGAAAATGAGACAAGAAGATAAGGCAAAGGCAGCTTTTGAAAAGTTTGAAAAGGCTACATCTAAAATTAAAAAGACTGAATCTATTAAAGACTTCCTTAAACGTGGTGGAGAAATTAGTGAGCTTCCTCGTTCAATGCAAGCATTTTATAGAAAAGAAGTTGAAAAAGAATTAAAGGGTCAGACATCTCGTCCACTACGTGAGCTTCGTAAAGAACAAACAAATGTTAAGAAACGTAGACAAGCTCGTAAACTTACAGAAGGTAAAGAAACTACAGAAGAGTTTGAAAGACGTATGTCAAAAGAAGCAAGAGCAGGTGGCGTAGAAGATGTAGGACCAAGAGGTTCTCAACGTGGTTCACAACGTGACCCTCTTTATGAATATGAGCGTAGCCAAGCTGCTGCATTCCTTAGAGGACAGGATGCTCCTCAATCAGAATCAGAAGTAAAAGATTTGGTAGAAATGTTTACAACTAGAAAGAAGGGTGGTACTGTTGGCAGAGGTATGGGTAAAGCTCTTCGTGGTGGTGGAAAGGTTTCAAAGTAATGAAAGGTAAACTACTAAAAGAATTAATTAAAGGTGCTTCAAAAAAAGGAAAGCAACCTAATTATGGTAAAATGAAAAGTGACCTTAGTATTAAAAAACGAGAAGGAAGCGCATCAAAAGAAGAGCTAGGAGCATTAAAAGAATTACGTGAAGCTGATAAGTCTGCAACTCGGTCTCAAAGAATAAAACAATCTCAATCTTCTCGGAAAAAAGAAGTTACACTTTCTGATGTTGCTGGTATGGAAGCAAAACAAAAAGGTTCTAAGATTGAATTTGTAGATGAAAAGACTGGTGAAGTTTTTGAAATGTCTAAAAAACAATATGATGACATGACACCACGACAACGTGTACAATATTTAAATAATTTAAAAAAACGTACATCTTTAGCAGAGGACTTATCTGATGAAGGAATGGCAAAACAACGTAAAAAATTAGCTACTTCAAAAAGTGCTAGAAGAAGAAAACAAGGGGGCAAGCTTCGTGGTATGGGAGTAGCTCTCCGTGGTGGTGGAAAGGTAACAAGGACATAATGGAAACAGTAGATAAAAGAGCAATGGACTTAACTAAACGTTTTAAAGAAGAAGGCGTTGAAGAAGTTATGAAAAAGGTAGGTGGAACAAAGAATGAAGATGGTTCTTACACCTTTAATGATAAAAAGACTGTAAAGAAAAAAGAAGGTGGCTCTATCTGTGGTCGTGCAACAGGTCAAGGTAAAGGTGCAGCAAGGTCTACATAATGGCTAAAAAGTTTCCTGATTTAAATAAAGACGGTAAGGTTACTAAGGCAGATGTTCTTATGGGCAGGGGTGTTTCTCTGGCAAAAGGTGGACGTATTACCTATAAGAAAGAAGGAAGCCGTGTAAATGAAGCAGGTAACTACACTAAACCTACAATGCGTAAAAATCTTTTTAATAAGATTAAAGCTGGTAGTAAAGGTGGTAAACCTGGTCAGTGGTCTGCTCGTAAAGCACAGATGCTTGCTAAACAATACAAAGCTAAAGGTGGAGGCTACAAATCGTAGCATGATAATATATGGCAAAAGCAAAATCTCAAAAGTCTCTTACCAAATGGACAAAGCAAAAGTGGAGAACAAAGAGTGGTAAGAAGTCAAGCAAGACAGGGGAAAGGTACTTACCAGAAGCGGCTATTAAGGCACTCACCCCAGCGGAATATGCGGCGACTTCGAGAGCTAAAAGAAAAGGAACTAAACAAGGAAAGCAATTTGTTAAGCAGCCTAAAACTATAGCAAAGAAAACAGCTAAGTATCGTAAAGCAAAAGCAGGTGGTAAGATTTCAGGACATAACAGGTTATACTAATGGCAAAGAAGAAAGACCCAAGATTAGCAAGAGCAGGAGTAAGTGGTTACAACAAACCAAAGCGTACTCCAAATCACAAAACTAAGTCTCACGTTGTTGTGGCTAAAGAAGGAGATAAAGTAAAGACTATTCGTTTTGGTCAGCAGGGAGTTAAGGGTGCTGGCAAGAATCCAAAAACTGCAAAAGATAAAGCACGTAAGCGTTCTTACTATGCAAGACATGACGCACAGGGTAAGCCTACATCAAAGTTAAGTGCAAAGTATTGGAGTCATAAAGTTAAATGGTAATCAACTATAGAGAGAGGATAATGATTACGTGGACCCTATCAGTACAGGATTGGCAGGTATTGCATTAGTACAAAAGTCTGTTGACTTTATTAAATCTAATATACAAACTGCAAACGACATAAGAGATATTGCTGGGGCTATTGATGGAATGTTTCAAGGTGAGAAACAAATCCAGAAAGAAAGGTTTGGTAATAAGTCTATTATAGGACAAACAAAGGATGCAGCATCTACCATTATTGATGCAAAGCTTGCTAAAGAACAAATGGATGAGATGCGTCAGTTAGTTGACCACAGATTTGGACACGGTACTTGGCAAGAGATTATTAACGAAAGAGCCAGACGTATCCAAGAAGAAAAGGAAGCTGAGAAAGAAAGAATTAGATTGCAAAAACAAAAGCATCAAGAGATGGTTCACAACTTTCAAACAGCTGGCATTATTGCTGCTATTGTATGCTTTGTAGTATTAGCAATATCAATATATGTTAAATTAGGATAACTATGGCTATATCAAGAAGTTCTGTAAGTAAACAAATAACACGACCTCCTCAAAAGAAAAAGAAGAGAAGGACAAAGAAACAAAGAGCAAGGAGACCATAAATGGCTACATCAGGAACATATAGTTTTTCTATGGACATTGATGAAGTAATCCAAGAAGCTATGGAGATGATTGGTGGTGAGATTACTCTTGGTGAAGAATCTCGCTCTGCACGTAGGTCTATCAACCTTCTTCTTCAAGACTGGCAGAACCGTGGCATCCAGCTATGGACAATCGGTACTACGGCTGTTACAGTTACAACCAGTGTTACTAGCTATGACCTTGGCGTAGAGAATATTGATGTCCTTGAAGCTGTTGTAAATAGAAACAACATTGACCTTCAGCTTGAGCGTATCAGTATGGAAGAGTATCTGAAGATTCCTCGTAAAGGTCAGACAGGTCGTCCTACTCAATACTCTGTAAGACGTGAGCGTGATAAGTCTGTCGCATTCCTTTGGCCTGTCCCTGAGAACAGCACTGACGTTGTTAAGTTTGAGACGATGAAGTATATCCAAGATGTGACACGCTCCTCTCAAACTGCTGACGTATCTCGTAGATTCCTTCCTTGCCTTGCTGCTGGTACAGCTTACTTCATGTCTATGAAACGTCCAGGTGTTGAAGCAGGTCGTATCCAGATGTTGAAACAAGAGTACGAAGAAAGGCTGATGAGGGCGCAAGAAGAAGATAAAGAACGTGCTAGTATGCACATCACACCTCGTTTGAACTATGTATAATGGCGAGAAGAACATTAGGTCTTTGTGACATTTGCGGATTTCGTTACGAACTTCGTGAACTAAAAAAGAATAGTTATGGGATGATGGTATGTTCTATGGATTACGAAGGTAAGTATGATTTGAATAACCATCCTCAAAACAGAATAGCTTCTGTTAAAGATAATGAAAACATAAAGGATGCGAGACCACTAAGACCAGCACTTGTTTCGGCAGTTCCTGTTTCTGCGTGGCTTCCAAGTGATTAAATGGCTAGAGGTAAATATGCAAAAGCTGAGTGTGATGTTTGCGGATTTTCTTTCCCAAGAACTAAGCTACGTAAAAATAGCTTTGATTTGTGGGTATGCCCTTCTGATTGGGATGGAGCTTTTGACAGGATAATACATCCTCAAAATAAATCTCCTGATTTACGAGATAATAGTCAGTATGTAATGAATGCAAGACCTGACCCGAACTTTGACCGTAATGTAAATTGGGAAGATGCAGACCAAATACATACTACTATTTACCAGTGGGACCTTCTTGATAAGTATTGGAATACAGTTTAATGAGTACATTTACAGGTAAGAAGATTGCAAATACTTATAAAGACCTGTTAAAGGTAAACACAAGTGTTGATAATGCAGGTATTGATGGAACACTGAGAAGTATCCAAGATGGTAATGGAGTTAACACAGCCCTCCAACTATCTCAATCAGAAGCTAAGATAGCAGGTAACTTAGCTGTAACAGG